ACGAGCTGGTACGTGAGCTCAAGGCGTGCCCGAGTAAGCCGCGCGCGATTCAGATTGCCAGTCAACTCCGCGACATGGGCGCGGCCGACGTCGACGGGTTGGTCAAGGTCATCGAGGAGCGCGGAGAGGCAGACAAGGCCAAGCGGCCGAGGGGGTCGGTGTGAGCGCGTGCAGCTGCCCAGGCTACGACGGCAAGGGCTGCCGCTGTAGCGAGTGTCACGGCCGAGGCTGGCATCACGAAGTGGTTCCAGGCACGGAGGATTTCTATATTCCAGATTTCGTCGAGGTCTACTGCCGAGTCGGCTGCGAGTTCGTTGATGCAGCGCGCAGGCGCGATGGAGATACAACGTGACCGCCTGCCCACGCTGCGACCATGACCCGGAGCAGGCTGTTGCCCGGCGGTGGGAGTTCACCGTCGGCGCGCCTGTGCCGTCGTTGAACGACCACAAGCAGAACGATGGACGAGGGTGGGCGTATCGAAAGATGCGGGATCAGTGGGTCGCGATGATGAGGTTCTGCGTTGGCAGGCATCAGATTACCCGGCCGATGGACAAGCGCCGCGTGCTGCTGACCCGGCTGTACTCGTCACCGCAACGCGAGTGGGACCCGGACAACCTGGTTGGAGGCTGCAAGCCGGTGATTGATGCCATGGTCAAGGCCGGCATCCTCCTCGGTGACAGCAGGAAGCACGCCGAGATTTCGTACCGGCAGGAGAAAGGCGAAACGATAGGGGTGCGTTTCTTGGTGGAGGAGTTGGTGTGAGGGTCTGCCAATTCGAGATTTGCGCCCACCCGTCGGCGCGCGAGTGGCTGTTCTTGGTCGTCGCTGCCGCCACCGGATTCGCGGGTCAGTGGGAGGTGTCGATCATCGTGCTCTTGGTTGATGCGCTGCTGACGAGGAGAGGTCGATGACGGTCCAGCTCGCGCTCACCGAGTGGGAGTATCGCGAGGTCAGGCCGGAGAAGCCGACCATTGACGAACGGTGGGCTGAGTTCGAACGCACCAACCCGCGCTTCTACGAGACCGTGCGACGCCTTGCGCTGGAGAAGGCCAGAAGGGGAGCGAAGCGAATCGGCATCGGCGCTTTGTTCGAGGTCGCACGATGGGAACTGGACACCGGCGAGGGCGAGGACGGCTACAAGGCGAACAACGATTTCCGAGCCGTTGTGAGTAGGCTGCTGATGGAGAGGGAGCCGGAGCTGCGAGGGGTGTTTGAGACGAGGAAGAGGAGGTGTAAGTGACGGACATTGTGCTGGTGACGCCGGGAGTCCCCGACGAGCTGTGTCGGGTTCGTAGCCTAGCGAGGCGGCTCGTCGTTCCCAGGTACCCACGTTTTGCGACCGGGTCTGATTTCAGGAATCTCGATTACCAGTGGCGGCCAACACACTGCGACGTCTATCGACTCACGATGGGAGAGCAGCCACCCGAGGGACCGCGAGTCATTTTCTATCGTTGGGAGTGTCAGCAGGATGACTAATCACTCTCCGCGGTTGCTGTCTCGCCAGATAGTGTGTTACGGACACTAAGTGGCCATCGGTGACATCGCCCATACCGCGCTCGGTGCCCCAGGGATGGCCCCTATTCGCATTGCCGCGCTGGCGACAGGCGAGGGCGCCATCCAACGACGTCGTGGCCAGACGCTCGATGTGGAAGCAGTGCGACTGGCGGCCATTTCCCATCGCTTGGGACGTCGCCTGTCGGCTGCACTGCGCCAGCTCACGGCTGATCGTGAGTTGCCCGACGAGGCGTGGCGCGAAACGTACCAGCTCTACTCGGGCGTCATCCTGCGGCTCCTGGCTGAGCAGACCCAGCGCGCGAAAATCTACGCTCGGGCCGGGTCGCCGCCGCAGATGAGCGACGAGGAATACCAGAGCGAGCTGCGCGCCATCGCGCATGAGCAGGTGCGGGCCCTGAGCGACGAGGAATTCGAGGCACTGGCGGCCGAGCGGAGAGCCAAGGCGGCTCCTGTGGACGTGGTGGAGGTCGTGTGCACCGTGGAGTCAACGACTCCGAGCGGCACGCTCACCGAGTTCTTCAACTACGGGAAGGCCACCGATGGTGATTCGTGAGCCTGCCGAATCCGACCAGGGATACGTCACATCCACCTGGCTTCGCTCATTGCGGACCCGGGCTCCATACCGCGACATGGTCCCACGCGAGTACTTCGCGACGATGGGCACGACCATCGACCGGCTACTCGACCGGGCCGACACCCGAGCGTTGGTTGCTGATACTGCTGATCGGATTGTCGGCTGGCTTGTGTGGACGCCGATACCTGGCGCGCCAGTCCTGCACTACGTCTACGTCCGTGCAAGCGAGCGTCGCCACGGTGTGGCCAGGGCGCTTGCCGACCGGGCCGGACTCGACACCTCGAGTCCCGTCGTCTACCTGTTTGGCGGTCCCGACCGCCGTTGGCTACTCCAGAAGGCGCCGCGCTCCGTGAGCATGAGCGCCGACAACTTCCTCTCAGGGTAAGGAACTGACCATGAACGTGACTCCGCTCTACGACCGTGTCTTGATTCGCCCTGTCGAGGAGGACTGCCAGACTGCTGGCGGGCTCCTGGTGCCGGACATCGCCCGCAAGAACAGCCCGCTCGCGTACGGCGACGTGGTGTGCGCTGGTGCTGGTCGCATCAACCTCGAGGGCACCATCCACCCGCTCATCGTCAAGACTGGCGATGTGGTGCTTTACCTGCGCAAGCAGGCGCAGCCCGTGGACGTGCCTGGCGGCCCTGGTGAGCCGTCCGAGGTGCTCGGCCTCCTGCGTGAGCCGGACATCCTGGCGATCGTGTCGGGTCTGCCACGCGACACCGGCATGCTCGATGCGGATGGCCGCCGGCTCCTGTCCATGGACCCGGCGCGAATGCCGCAGACCAGCGACGCCGAGCTCGAGAGCGACGAGGTGGACGCCAAGCTCAAGGAAGAGGGCTGGGACGATGGCATCGGCATCACGCCCAAGGACGAGGCCCAGGCCGTCGACATCCGCGAAGTCTGATGGCCAAGACAGTCGACCAGGCCGTCGCTGACGGTGACCCGTGCTGGTGGTGCCATGGCGGCCCATCGGTGACGTTGGTCTACGCAACCCCCACCTGTAGCCCGTGCGTGGCCGGCGGTCGCACCGCCCGTATTAAGGGCTGGAGCCAATCGATGGCACGTGCTGCAAAGGAGAAAGACTGATGGCGATCTCGTACGTACAGCTACTGCATCCGATCAACGTGGACCGCGGTGGCTCGCTCGAGTCCTGGTCCCGCGAGCGCAACGGGTCGAAGATCAGCGTGGTCGAACGCGGCCCGTGGATCATCTTCCAGGCCATCGGTCTCGACGGGAAGGTTACCCGCGTGCCGATGAGCAACATCGGTCACATCACCGAGGACGCAACACCGGCGACGGAGCCCGCGCCGACGGGGAAGGGGGCGAAGTGATGTCCGGGCCGTTCGAACCCGTGCCCACCATGAATGAGGCGCAGCTCGAGCGCCGCCGCCGAATCGCCAGCGCGGCGGCGCTACTCCAGTGCGCCATCCTCGACGAGATGCCCGCCGATCGTCGCGAACGCGCGCTGGCGCTGACCAAGCTCGATGAGCTGTTCATGTGGGCTAGCAGAGGTATCGCCTTCACCCCGCGGTACGGCATCCCTGAGCATCCCGAGGTGGCCCAGTGAAGCGCAAGCACGCGAAGCCCATCGCCATCGCCGCGGACAACACCACGGCGGCTGTCGAGTACGTGACCAAGGAGGTGCTGGACGACTTGCCGCTGTCGCTGGTGCCGTCGCGTGCCGAGGCCGACGCCCTGGCCGAGTTCAAGGCCGCCGCACAGGGGCTCATCGAGGCCAACAACGCCGCGCGGCGGGTGCTCGCCGGGCCCGAGGCGCAGGCTCGCATCCTCATCGAGCCGGCCCAGGAGCGGTACAAGGCGGCGCTCACCAAGCTGTCTGCCGTGGTGGCGCCGACCGTGTGAACGATAGATGGGTAGAAGTCCTCCGCCGCAGGGTAGCCGAGCGTGCTCGCGGCGCCGGCATCGCCGAGCGGATTCGCGCGTTCTACTACCCCAAGCAGCGCGCGTTCTACACGTCCAAGGCCAAGCGGCGAGCTACTCGCAAGACCAGGCGCTCCGGCGCGACCACCGGCGGTTGCCGCGAGCTGCTAGCCAGGGCGCTCGAGCAGCCCCGCTTCCGTGCCACCTACTGCCACTCGACGCGGATCGAGGCGAAGGCGCTCGCCTGGGAGTCCGATACCCAAGGCGGCCTAGTCGACCTGCTCCGCGAGTACGGCACCAAGCGTGAGGCTGGGGGCGTCACCAGCTTCGAGCTCGATGGCGTCCTCGTCGAGGTGCGGGAGGCGGACCTCATTCTCGAGTTCTCGAACGGGTCGCAAATCGACCTGTTCGGGGCCGACGACGAGCGCGCCATCGAGAAACAGCGCGGCCGCGCCAAGCACGTCTACTGGGTGGACGAGGCCCAGAAGTTCCGGTTCTTGTCCAAGTTCGTCAAGGCCATCGCCTCACCGGCCCTCGCCGACTTCGATGGGGAGCTGTGGCTGACCGGCACGCCTGACCGGGACTGCGCCGGCTACTTCTACGACGTCACCAAGGACTACGACCCGGCCGCACCACCGCTGGCGGGCTGGGACGTCCACTCCCTGGCCGTCGTCGATAACCCGTTCTTCGGGGCAACCGAACAAGAGCGGTGGGACAGGACGGCGGGCGCGGCCCTCATCGAGAACGGCTGGACGGTCGACGAGCCCGACTTCCAGCGCGAGTGGCTGGCCAGGTGGATCAGTACCGATGCCCGGTTCGTCTACGCGGCTCACGCGGTGCCGCTCCACGAGCTGACCTTCGCGCCAGCCCGACTTGACGTCGACGGCTTCCCTGACATTCGGCGGGCTCTGCTGGACCTGCCCGAGTACGAGTCCCGCGAGTACTTCCTGGCCATGGGCGCCGACCTGGGCACCCGTGACGCGTTCGCGTTCGTCATCTGGGGCTGGTCGCTCAAGGACCCGGTGCTGTACGAGGTCTGTAGCTGGTCCAAGCCGGGGCTCGACTACGACGAGATGGCCGCCTACCTCAACGCAGCTCGCCAGCAGGCGGTTATCGGCATGGTAGTCGCCGACGCCGGTGGCGGTGGCAAGCCGGCCGTCATGGGCTGGTCTAAGCGATGGGTAGACCGGTACCAAATACCGATCATCGAGGCCACAAAGGTCAACAAACACATGGCCATAGGCCAGCTGAACACGGATATCCGCAAACGTCGGTGCCGAGTTCGGTCCGGCGGAACGCTGTTGGCGGAGTGGTTGATCCACAAGTGGGCTCCGCTGCGGTCCGTGACCGGCCTGCCAGTCGAAAGCACGACTCCAAACCACGCCAGCGACGCCGGGCTCTATGCACATCGCGAGAGCTATCACCACCGTTGGCGCCCCGCTCCGCAGTCCGGACCGGAGATCAATACTCCAGAATGGGTATTGCGCGAAGAGATCGAGCTAGAGCACGGTGCTATGGAGGATGAGGGCTAAAGCAGCACTACCCGTAGCGCCAGTCGCGGATTCTCACGCCTCTGATGCTCTGGAAGCTGCCAAGTTGCTCCAGTGGGCGCGAGCCAACGGATTCGCGATCTCCAGTGTCACCGTCGGCGCGGTCAGCCTCGAAGCATTGGATTTGCATGGCCCGGCTCCGGTTCAGAGTCGCCGCAAGGCTGGCTCGATGACTGACGAGGAGGCTCGTTCGAGCCTTTATGCCGAGTATGGCGGCGACGCTCTCTTGAAGCTCGAGCAGATGGGCTCGACGGACGACGACGAGGACGAACCGACGGTGCCTGCCAATGGCTAGGCGTTATCGCACTGCGGACTCGGCGCGTGAGAAGTCGACCGCCTCGGCGTCGGCTGCCTGTTGGCACACGGAGAAAGACGGCAAAGCCGCCGCGGACGCCCTGTGGGGATGGATTGAGATGCTCCGCCAGCGCCAGCGCGCGGAGCACGTCATCGACCTCATCCACGAGGCCATCTACGAGGGTCGGCCGATGGGCACGTCCATCGAGAGCCCGGCCCTGGCGCACCTTCGACGCCAGAAGTCGGCGCCGGCCACCCTCAACGTCACCCGCTCAATGGTCGACACCCTCGTCGCGCGCCTGTGCAAGCGGCGCCCGATGCCGACCTTGACCGCCGACGACGCGAAGTGGTCGCAGAAGATGTACGGCAAGCGGGCTGCGCGGACCCTGCGCCGCAAGCTGGGCCGGCCCGACGTCGAGCGCATGAAGCCGGACGTGCTGCGCGATGCCGCTATCCGGGGCACCGGGTGCGCCAAGGTCGTGCGCTGCGGTGGTGACGTTACCTACGAGCGCATCCCGAGGCACGAGCTTGTGGTTGACCCGCGTGAGGCTCGTTATGGCCTGGCCTCGCTGCCGCAGATGGCGCACGTCAAGCCGTACTCGCAAGCCAAGCTGCGCGCGGAGTTCCCGGACTGCGTCGAGGCCATCAACGCCGCGGTTGGCATCTCCACTACAGACGAGTGGATGCCGGCCGACTACGATGCGCCGACCACCACGGACCGCATCGATGTCGCCGAGGGCTGGTACCTGCCGAGTGCGCCAGACGCTGGCGACGGCCGGCACATCATCGCCATCCGTGGCAAGGCGCTGGTCGACGAGCCGTGGACACGGCCGCGGTTCCCGGTTGCCTTCGAGTACATGTCCGCGCCGGTCCGTGGCGTGTGGGGGCACGGTCTGGTCGAAGACCTCGCTGGTATCCAAGCGAAGATCAATGACACCGCCCGCGACATTCAGGAGTGCCTCTACTACGGCGGAACGCTGAAAATCTTCGCCCCACGCGGCTCAAACGTGAACAAAGCGCACCTGCGCGCTCGTCACCCCGTGGTCATCGAGCACGACGGACAGGCGCCTACGTTCGTGGCGCCGAACCCGGTCAGCGCGCAACAGCTACAGTTCCTCGAGTGGCTGTACCAGAAAGCCTACGAGATTACCGGCATCAGCCAGGCATCGGCGGCGAGCAAGTCGGCGCTCGGCAGCAACGCGTCGGGCAAGGCTCTCGACACCCAGTACGACATCGAGAGCGATCGGTTCGCAGCCGTCGAGCTGGGCCACGCGATGTTCATGTGCGACCTGGGCCAGCTCACCATCGACGAGGCGCAGGCCATCTCCGCTGACTGGAAGGCTGACAAGGCCGAGCGCCGGAAGCGCAAGGGCAAGGAGGCCACGCGCGAAGGCATTGAGCCGGCTCAGTGGATTCAAGAGATCGACTGGAAAAAGGTTCGCGTCGACGAGGGTGACTATCACCTGACGATCGAGCCGATCAACTTCCTGCCCGACAGTCGCAGCGGGAAGCTCGCCTACGTCGCCGAGCTCGGCAAGGCCGGCCTCATCTCGGGCAAGGCTCAGACGATGAGCCTGTTCGACGAGCCGGACATGGCGCGCGCGAACCGGTACCTCCTTGGGCCCATCCGCAACATCGAGCGGATGATCGAGGGCATCTGCGACGTCGGCACGCCGATGTCCGACGTCATGGCAGATCCGCACATGAACCTCGGGCTCGCGCTCGAGATGGTGGTCGGCGAGTACAACAACGCGCAGGCCGAAGGCGTCAACGACGAGGACAGCGGAGAAGAGGTCCAGGAGCGTTTCCGGCTCGTCATCGCTTCCATCGAAGAGACTCAGAAGCAGGTGGCCGCCGCCAAGGCTGCGCCTCCCATCGGAGGCCCACCGCCTCCCGGTCTTGATGCGCAAGCGGGCGCACCCGGGCTGTTACCGCCGCCGATGCAGGGTGACCCGTCGATGCCGTTGGCACCGATGCCGCCACCCATGTCGACGATGCCGTTGCCCGCACCAGGGATT